TAAGGTTATGGATCCTGATGAGTTAATGGAAAAGCATCGATACATATCTAATAGCAGTGATTCATTCTTTGATAGATTACCTCCTGCAATTCGTGAAGGTTTGATTGAACATCGTAAGCAACAATTAAATAATACAAACTTCAGTTGGTCTGGTTATGCAGATTGTCCTTTCGTAAACAAACGACAAGTTGAAGAGTATAAGGCTATCACTGGTGGTGGTTGGTATTATAAGATGTATCAGATTATGGTTTCTACAGCAAGTAACGCTATGAAACGTGGTTATCCAATCACAGCTCAAGAGATCGCATATATATGTCGTGACCTTGATAATAATACAGGCATGTGGTATGGGTCACGCGATCTAAATAAAGAAGCAGATCGTGCAATTGAGTATATCTTTAGGAGTAACATATGAAACGTAACAAATACTGGAGACTATGGGCTAAGTCTCTTGGTGAAAAGGTTGGCACTACAGATCGTGAAGCCGATCATATAGCCATCATACGAAGTACCGTAGTCCTAGTCAATTTCGTAACATGTTTCTTTATTATCGCAGGAGTGATACATCAATGGTAGAATTATTCACGTTTATTATTTGTTTTGCAATAGGTCGATTTGCGTGGTTTGTCGCATGTCAACTAACTAATTATTTTGATGGTAAGGAGATTAATAATGACAACAGTAAGTAAATTTATCAATCAAATTAATAATCATAGATATGTCGTAGATGAGTGGTTACTCAATGCTTTAGAACAGGAGTATCAAAAAGGTTCTTATAGCAATAGGGACAATGTTGAAGCATTGGCTCTTGAACTTACGCTATATAAAGAATGCGGCTTTAGTAGACCATCTACATGGAGATATGACGTCAAACTATCTGAATCGTTATTCATTGATTTAAAACGTCGTCCAAAGTGGTCTAATAATATATCACTATCCGGTAAAGGTCACTTGGAAGAATCTCATCGACTAGGTCAACTTACTCATATTGTAAGCTATACTCAAAACATTGAGAGTAATTATAAGATAGGAGATCTTCTTACATTTGATGCTGATGGTTACTTACCAGTCATGGAAGCATTAAACGTTGCACGGGATACGATGAGCTCTTACAAATTACTTGATAAAAAACGTTTACATTTGCGCTAAAGTATGATATAATATATGTATATTAACGAGGAATATTAATAAATGAAAGAATCTTTAAAAGTATTACAGGAATGCGCTGATCTACAGCTCAAAAAATCTAATGATTACCAAAACCCTAACTCAAACATTGTTCAAGCTGACTACTATCCACGTGGTGTTGCTACAATCCTTGATACAGTATATGGTAAAATACTCCGTATGTATTCAGTTCTTGAAGCAATGGAACATGATAAAGATTATAATCCCAACTTTGAATCGCTTGAAGATTCAGCAAAAGATCTAATCAACTATAGTTCATTCATTGTTGCTTATATCCGTGGTGAAGTTGAAGGCCAATCAAATGATCGTGACTTCTTGAATCGTAAAGTAGAAGTTAAATCTTCTAATAAAGGAACATGGGATAGCTTCTTTGATAGTCATTGGTCCTCAGATGATCAGGTATGGCCTGATGAAATGCTAGACCTAACTGTAAATAATGGTAAATGCGAAGATCCTTCGCTACGTGTAAGTGGTGTTCCATTGCCAATTGATTCTGATTCAGTATACTTTCGAAACTTAAACACTGAACCAACTTACCTTGGTGATAACCATTGGCTGCGTAGTGATGGTACAACATTCGAGAATGCACATCGACCTAAACCTAAGGATGCTAAATAATGATAATGCAAAATGTTGAAGATATTCGTCAATACTTTGTTGATGAACTAGAAGCAGAAAACTTTACAACTGATCGTACCGGTTCTAAAACAATTGAGCTACTTGGCGCATCATTTATTGCTGATGAAAATGCAATCTTCGGTACTCCAAATGAAGACTACATTCAAAAAGAACTTGAATGGTATGATAGCGAATCGACTAATATCTATGATATATCGAATGAGCCTCCTAAAGCATGGAAGATGACAGCCAATGATCATGGTGAAATCAATTCAAACTATGGTAATCTAATCTATAATGCTAAACACTACAAGCAATACTATAACGTATTAAGTGAATTGCGTGGCAATGAGGATTCACGCCGTGCATCGATGGTATATCAACGTCCTTCTATATGGGTTGATTATGATGCTAATGGTAAGAATGATTTCATTTGTACGAATGCAGTAACGTATTATATTCGTGATGATCAACTTCATTGTGTAGTTCAAATGCGATCTAATGATGTGGTCTTTGGTTATAAGAATGATTTCGCATGGCAAGAACATGTGCTATATCACTTATGTCAAGATATAAATGACTTTCAAGGTAGACCACCAATTACAGTTGGTAATATCCATTGGCAGGTTCAGAATCTTCACGTATATGAGAGGCACTTTGATCTTGTCAAATAAATGGGATAAACGTTATATGGAATTGACCGAGGTGGTAGCATCTTGGTCAAAAGATCCATCAAAGAAAATAGGTGCCGTAGCCATTGGTTCTAAAGGTCAAGTATTGGCTCAAGGATTCAATGGCTTTCCTCGTGGCATCGATGATACTGATGAGCGATTAAATGATCGTTCTAAGAAGTATAAGTATGTCGTCCACGCTGAAATGAACCTCATATATAATGCTACGTTCAATGGGATATCCCTTGATGGTTCAACCGTTTATATACATGGTTTGCCTCTTTGCTCTGAATGCGCAAAGGGTCTTATTCAAATCGGCGTGAAACGAATCGTAATGTGCAAAAACTCATTGGAAAACTCTGATGAAAAATGGCTAGAATCATTTGAGCTCACTATACAATTACTTAACGAGGCAGGAATACATTGGAAAACCATATAGATACTAACACAACATTAACTCACGTGAGCTACTCTGATCCAGTCAAATCTCTCACATAAAAAAACTGATATAAAGGAGAAAATTATGTCAAAAATTAATATCGCTATCGCAGGCGTAGGTAACTGTTCATCGGCACTTATTCAAGGTGTCCAATATTATAACGAAAAACCAGAAGACACTATCGGCTTGATGTTTCAAGACATTGGTGGTTATTCAGCTCCAGATTTTAATTTTGTAGTTGGCTTCGATGTTGATTCACGTAAGGTAGGTCGACGATTAAATACTGCAATCTATGCAAAACCCAATTGTAACATGGAAGTATTTCCTCCAGGTCACGACATGAGTTGTATTGCTAACGAATCAGTAGTATATCGATCACCAACCCTTGATGGTATTGCACCTCATATGAATGATCTAAATGAAAATATTTCGTTTTTAGAAGATACAGAAACAGCTCCAATTACTGCTTCTGAATATCGTGATATTCTTAAAGCTCGTAATGTTGATGTCTTACTTAACTATATGCCAGTAGGTTCAGAAGAAGCAGCTCAATGGCATATCGAAAATGCTATTCGTGCAGGAGTACATGTTGTTAACTGTATGCCAACTTATATTTCTACTAAAGACGCTATGGAATTAGAACAGCTTGCTATCGAACACGGTGTAACAATCGTTGGTTCTGATATGCGTTCTGATTATGGTGCGTCTCGTTTATCTGAAGTCCTTCAAGGATCTATTATGGATTCAGGTCTATTAGTTACTCAACATATTCAAGAAAACAAAGCTTGTGGTACAACACAAGGCGATATGCGTAGAACTGGACGTACTGCTAATACTGATTTTCTAAACATGGCAACTAAAGATCGTTTAAAGAATAAACATATCTCAAAAGAAAATGTTCTTAATGGTCAGGCTGCAGTACGTGGTAAAGATATTGCTGGTCTTACAATGTATGCTGGTCCATCTCTTACAGTTTTCCAAAAACCAGGTGATGAGTATATTGGATCTGATAATAAGATTGCTAATATCGATATGGTGTTTTGGGGTTGGGCAGGAGCTCGTTATGAATTGACTGCTCGATTATCTGTTCAAGATTCTCCTAACAGTGCTGGTATCGTATATGATGCTATTCGATTCTGTAAAGTAGCGGCTGAAATGGGTATTGTTGGTTACTTACGTGGTCCATCAGCATGGTCACAGAAGACTCCACCTCAACAGCTTAAAACTGCAGATTCTAAGTTCGAATGTGATGCATTAGCTCGTAGAGTTCTAACTGATATTACTCGTCCACAACTTAAAGAAAATAATCCTAAAGTTGAGAACCTAACTTATACATTCCAATCAGGTGAAAATGATTATGACTAAATTAATTAACACTTTTGATATAGTATATCAAATTAACACTTTTGATATAGATGGTGTAATATATTTTGGTGAAGAATTTACAGGAGTAAGACCTGGAGAAAATGATGTTATTATCACAGGTCGTTCATATACACAACGAGAAGAAACAGAAACTATGCTTAAATCTCGCGGCATATATAATACTGTTATGTATAATCCCATTAGCCGAGACCATGAGTCATACTCTAGAGAAGAAAGTGGTCGTCACAAAGCTCGTTGTATTGAAACTCTAAAAGAAACATATGATATTGGACTTCATTTTGAAGATGATCCTGTTCAAATCGAAGAAATCAAAAAGGTCCATTCAGAATTGAACGTAATTCATTTAGTAAGAGAGGGTCTCATTGGCTACTAATAACTATAACTATGATTGGTGGTCTTATGATAAAGACCTCATGCTTGATTTTAATCATTTCTTAAAGAAAATCAATGATAGAGCTGCTATTCAACAAGGCTTTACGACTGATCAATACGAAAATCTAAATCGCCACGGAGTAGTAGATTATGGACTAGGTGAGAACGTTGAGTACTTTCATCCAACTATTACTTTAGATGATCGTATGAGATTCATTGGTACTGAAATTGCAACATCCAATATGAGTGATACCAATATCGTTGGTAACACAATCATATCTCATTTCTATGGAGCTCGTGGTGTTCACTGGGTAGTATCAGGAAAGGAAGGAACCTTCGTTGATTTTGACCGTATTGCTGATGGTGATGATGACTATATTAAGTCTTTACGAAATAATGTAGATAAAGCTATTAAGAATAAACAGCCAATCTGGGGAACAACTGAACTTCATACTTCTATTCAAACATCTGGTAGAAACTATTGTCGTAAAAAGTATAATGATCCTGATCGTAAGTTTCATCCAGTTGATGTGAGTGAATGGGTTGCATCTTTTAAAGATTCTAAAATCATTGAAGGTATGTTAGCAGCAAAGGATCTTTATGAAGTGTTTACTCTATTGCGAACATTGCCTGGAGTTGGAGAATACTATGGATTCCATTGCGCAACTTCAACATCGGTTTTACCTCAAATGAAGTATCATCATGATCAACGATTTGTTGCTCCTGGCCCTGGTGCAGTTTATACGATAAAACTCTTATGGCCAAATGTTCCTAATAAGTATCTTGCTGAAGCAATTTATTTTATGAGAGAAAACGCAGCTGAAATTGGTTTGACTAAGGGTGTTACATTCCATGAATCTGCATATAATATTGAATTAGACAATGGTTCACATTTATTTAAAGAACAACAGAATGGATTAAAGTACTATGGTACTGAGGTTCTATGTTGTCAGTATGGTGTATATCTGCAGATAAGAGATGACGAAAAAGCTTGCGGCCGAAGGAAGGTATCAAGAGTAAAACAACAGAATACCCTATCGGAGTTTATGTAATGGAATATCAAACATTTAAAGATGTTATTTGTAGAAAGGGAAGTGGTACTGATAGAAAAATGATAAATGATTGTATACAAAATTACAAATATTTTAATTTTACACCAGGATCGATTGTATTAGATTTTGGAGCTAATATTGGTGGATTTGCTCATATGTGTAAACATGATAACGTAGAGAAGTATGTTGGGTTTGAAGCTGATCCGGATAATTTTACAGTTCTTTCTAAAAATATTCCGGATCATGGAATAATACATCATGCAGCAGTATCGCATTTACATGATGACACAATTACATTTCATAGAACTCCAACAGAAAAAGGTGCATGCTCGGGTACAGTCACACCAAGTAGAAATACAATAAAAAAAAGATCATTAAAATATGACGTAACAAACCACTTCATCGATGATATAATAGAATTACATAAGCCAACGCATCTTAAAATGGATATTGAAGGAACTGAATTTGATTGGTTTAAACTAAATAATGGTAAAATACCAGAATGCATAAATGAGTTTGCTTTAGAATTTCATAATCATGAAAAGGTTTATAAATTTGTAGAATTGTGGTATAATACTATAGTAGAAGATTTTGATATTATTAACGTTGCTCATGCAACAGGGTTTAGAAATAACATACCTTTTGAAATACCAGAACTTGGTATTAAAGAAGAAAGGGGTGGAAAACTGTGGGGCATTGACATATTTATGAGAAGAAAATGAAGAATATAATTAATTGTCCATTTATACCAATAGCAAAACGTCATGCTTCTCATAGAGGAGCTCAAGGTGTTATATATGGTGATATGATTAAACAAAAATATGGCCATTGCGATGTTAACTATGGTGGTGAAATTGTAGATCATAATCAATATGACAACCTATGGGTATATCATGGCAGCGATTACAGTGGTGGTCTTAACATGTTTGGTGGTGTTTATGGGTTTCCATATGTTCAAAACACTGTTAACTTTTCTAAATTTAAAGGCCAAGTCTATTCTATAGGGATAGACTTTCCGCCATATCATGAAATGCTTAAGAATAAACTAGAATCAGCTAAAAGAGAAGTTCAACCTGAATGGGAACATGTTGATTTAGAAAATCTTAAAAGAATGCATGATACAGCAATAAGAGTCGATTATCCTAATCCAACTGATAAGCTTGTCATTGGTGATAGCCATTCTATATGTATGTACCGGCCTGGTTGGACAGTTAATAGTGTTCCATTCAAAACTCTTAACGGAGCTTTAAAAGAAGGATTTGATTCTTTTATTCCACATGATTATAAAGAACTTCATTGCTATTTTGGTAATATCGATGTGCGTCATCATATTATTAGATTAGAAGCTTCTATCATAGATTTAGCTGATAGATATATGGAAGAGGCTGGTAAATATAATGCTAAGATATATGAACTTCTACCAATTGAGAATGAATCTAGAAAAATACCACAATCAGGGTATCACAAAGGTCAACCATTCTGGGGTTCATGGCAGGAAAGAACTGATATTCGTAATCAGTTTAATGACTATATCGAAAAGGAATATGGCATCATACGATGGACTGATAAGCTCTATAATAATATTGGTGAGCTTGATTTTAAGTATATGGAAAAACCAAAGTCTATTCATTTATCTCGTGAATTCTATCCGTACTGGAATGGGATTCAATCTAACAACAATACACTAGAGGAATTTTTTTAAAATGGCAACTTGGGCAAGTATAGTACCACTTATTGGTGGAGAAACAATTGCAATGGAGAATGTGTTCGGTAAACGACCTGAGTATATTTTGTCATATAGTGCGTTTGCAAGTAATGATTCTCAAATACTGAATCACTATAATAATGAAGTACCATATCACGTGATTGATGAAGGTAATGGTAAGACTGACTATGTTGATATAGTCAATACAGTATGTCCATGTGCTGGTCTTTCTTCGTTATCTCCACAAGCCAATTCAAACAGTGCTATGAATAACTGGATGTATGAATCAGCAGAATATGTGTTGGGTAAGGTTAAACCTAAAGTATTCTGGGGAGAGAACGCACCAAGACTTGCATCTAAGATGGGTGAACCTGTTGTTAAACGTCTTCGAAAGATTGCTGAAGATCATGGGTATGTTTTTAGCATATATAAAACTAAGAGCATATTGCATGGTCTGTCACAAGTTCGAGACAGAACTTTTTACTTTTTTTGGAAAGGAGACCTAGTGCCACTCCTTGGCTACGTTAGTGAGCCACACATTACTATTGAAGATCATATCCGTTCTATCGAAAGACGCGAAGATGATCCAATGAACGTACTAACAAACGATAAAAAACCATCTGATAATCCTTACTATCGATACGTATTAGAAGTTATTGAGGGTGGTATTACGCATTCTGAGTTTCAAGATAAGATCGAAAAAACAACTAATCCAATGGGCTATATTGAAGATCATACTAATTATAAAGTTGTTGCTGAGTGGATGCGTGAACAAGGTTACGATAATGTTGCTAAGAAATGTGATAGACAATATCATAAGCTTAAAGCTGGTGGTAACATTATGCGTAAGACTACAGAGATTCCTAAGGGTAAAATAGGTGCCTTTGTAGGTCATATGCCAACGTGTCTTACTCATCCAGATGAAGACCGTTATTTAACTGTTCGTGAAGCTATGTCAATTATGAAGCTTCCAACAGATTTTCAACTGATAAATCCCAAAGCTAATCTAAATCATATATGTCAAAATGTTCCTGTTACAACAGCAGAGCATCCAGCGCGCATGATAAAGAAATGGCTTGAAGGAAATCTTGATTCAATTGAAACTAAATTCTTAGTCGAAGACAATAAGAAACGTACTTATGATTATGAAAATAAAGGTTTACAATTGGATGAATTTATGATATAATATACTATTAATCAACAAAGAGAAAACTATGCCTAAGGTAATTTTAAACAAAAACAAAACCAAAAAACCAATGCCGTTCGATGTAGCATTACGCAAATTCAGCAAGATCGTTGAAGAAGCTGGTATTTTACAGAAAGTAAGAGAGAAGGAATATTACGAGAAGCCAACATCAAAGCGTCGTCGTAAAGGAAAGGAAGCAGTGAAGCGTCAAAGCAGATTGAATGCAGAGAATCCAATGAACCAACGTAATAATAGGAAGTACTAATATGAGTGTTATGGATAAATTAAAGAAGAATTCTAAGATCAAGGAAACTTCTATTCTAAACGAAAGCATATTCTTTTCAGTAAAAGATCAAGTTGCAACTGAGGTGCCAATGGTTAACGTTGCATTATCAGGTGATCCAGATGGTGGTCTATCATCAGGTCTTACTGTACTTGCTGGTCCATCAAAGCATTTTAAAACATCATTTGCTTTATTGATGGCTGCAGCTTATCTAAAAAAACATAAAGATGCTGTTTGTTTATTCTATGATTCAGAGTTTGGTTCACCTCAATCGTACTTTGAAACATTTGGTATCGATGCGAGCCGTGTACTACATACTCCTATCGTTGATGTTGAGCAACTTAAGTTTGATCTAGTTGGTCAATTAGATAATATTGAACGTAAAGATAATGTAATTATCGTAATCGATTCAATTGGTAACCTTGCTTCTAAGAAAGAATTACAAGATGCTAAGGATGAGAAATCAGTTGCTGATATGTCTCGTGCTAAAGCTCTTAAAGGTCTATTCCGTATGGTAACACCATATCTAACAATGAGAAACATCCCATTGCTAGCTATCAACCATACATACCAAGAAATGGGTCTATTTCCTAAAGCAGTTGTTTCAGGCGGTACGGGTATCTATTACTCAGCCGATAACATTTGGATCTTAGGTCGTCGACAGAATAAGACTGGTACTGAAGTAACTGGTTATGACTTTGTTATTAATGTGGAGAAATCAAGGTTTGTTAAAGAGAAATCTAAAGTGCCTATTCAAGTTTCTTGGGATGGCGGTATTGAGTCTCATTCAGGTTTGCTTGATGTCGCTCTTGATGGTAATTACGTTGCTAAGCCTTCTAATGGTTGGTATTGCCGTGTTGATCGTAGTACCGGTGAATTGGTGCAACCAAAGGTTAGGGAAAAAGAAACTCTAACACCAGAATTCTGGGAACCTATCTTTAAGGATACTGATTTTAAAACGTATCTAACTGAGAAATATCAAATAGGTGCTAAACAATCTAATGAAAAAAACCGTTTACAAGAGGATGAAAATGAGTTATAATAGTATATCTGAAAGCGATTATGGATATGTCGAAAATCCAGAATCTGATTTATATGGCGTGAAGTTAAGTTCTGGCAAATGGAAAAACGTTGTTGTAATATACGGCAAAGTTTCTATTAAAGAAAGTGTTGAAACTGGATATGCTACGTTAGCATTTACATATCAAATTAAAGATTCAACTAACTCATATCAGATTGACGAACTCGAATCGAGTGAAGAGTTTAAGAATTACTTAGGTGATATCCTATCCCATATTATAAACAGCAAAGAGGAAGCAAATGAAAACACGATTGATTCAAGCATTGATTAAGAATGCTGAAGG